CAAAAAATCTTCAAGCCAGTCTAAAAAGAGTCAGTAGTCAAGCTGTCTACGTAGGCATTCCGTCTACTACAGCAGCAGATCGACAGCAGCAGCTCTTGAAGATGGCAGCGAACGGTAAGAAAACAGCTAAGTTGGTCGCGGCTGCTGCAGCCTCAACCCTCAACAACGCTGAACTTCTATATGTGTTCAGTAAGGGTTCTCCAGCTAATCATCAGCCGGCTAGACCGGTCATTGAGCCTGCTATCGTCGCCGATGGTAACAGACAGGCAATATCTCATGAATTAGCTCAGGCTAATAAAGCTCAGTTAGATGGGGATGCTGAAGGAGCTAAGAGGTTCTTGAAGAGAGCCGGCATTGCTGGAGAAAATGCCTCTAAAAAGTGGTTCACTGACCCCAGAAACGGCTGGCAACCTAATGCTCAGAGAACTATTGATGCTAAAGGGTCATCAGTCCCTGGTATTGATACCGCAGCTATGCAAGGTGCTATAACTAGTGTAGTCAAGGAGGACACAGATGAGTGAAGTAAGTGACTTATCTGAGGTACTCAATGACGGTGTTCTCAGTGAACCATACACTATTTTGAGATCAACAGGCACTTTTCAGTTAGGTGGTTGGGTAACTACTGAAGTGAGTATTCCTGGTTACGGTACGGTGTCAGTAGCCTCTGAGCAGGACCTTTTGATGGTTCCTGAGGGTGATAGGATTACCGGCTCGATGGTCTTTCATTCACAGCAGAGAATCTATGAGACTCAACTAGACAGTAACCCCACCTACGGTCAAGGCGGTTACGGTGCTACTAAGCAATGGGTCAGCGACAAGATGTTCTGGAACTATCAGACTTATCGAGTTCTTAAGGTAGGCCCATACCCTAACAGAAACTTCTGGAAGGCTATAGCTATAAGAGAAGCAGGTATCTAATGTCAGTCATTACTTATCCTGATGGAAGCCAACTAACATCTACCGCTCTTACAGATGCTCAAATCCAGACTATCTTTCAAGTCATTACGGCTCAGATGCTAGGCTTATTGACGGTACCTTGGTCTTTTAGTGTTACTCTAGTGTCTGGTCAGCCGGTACTATCTGTGAATAGTACTCTCAACCTATACGCCGGCTTAATTGTTACAGCTACAGGTATCCCAGCTGGAACTGTTATAAACGGCGTCAATACTGTGAACAGCACTATTAGTCTTAATGCCGCGGCTACTGCCTCAGGAGTTCAGTCTGCTACGGCTATGGACCCTGATGTATATTACGCCTGTTCGTATAGGCTGGCAGATAGAGGGTCAGCCTGGGCCCCCAATAGACGTAGATACGGTTACTGTTCGCTGCACTCCTATAGATACAGAGTACAGCAGGATGAGAGACGTGGTTGGATCAGCAAGTGGCACTAATACGTACACTTACACTGATATCTATACTAGGGCATGGAAGGTATTCTGGACGTTCTATGGTCCGGATGGCCTAGACAAAGCTAGGGCCGTAGTAGCTGGTCTAGTGACGGTTCCTTTCGTGGAAGCATCTCTAGCGGGAAATAATCTTTACGTTAACCCCTCAATTAAACAACCGCAAAGAGTTCCTGATAACTTTCAGGCTAGATGGTGGGAACGAAACGACTTAGAGGTTGAGTTTAATGAGCAAGTAACAGAAACCTTCACAGTCGGTACGGTCGGCAGCGTTGAGGTTAAGATCTACAACAAAGACGGTTTACTTTCAGATACTGTAGCCACAACATAAGGAGTAATAAATGAGTACTCTTCCACTGCAAATTATCGCGGATATCACCGTGGTTACGTCTTCTCCGCAAGTAGCCGCCCCTAAGTTCAATATTGGACTTATCATCGGTTCTTCAACTGTTATTCCTTCTTACGGGTCTAATTCAAGGGTTCAGACTTTCATAGCCGCTACATGGTCTCAGTCTATGCTTACGGCTGGGTTTACAGCAGCCAGTCCTGAGTATATTGCTGCTCAGATGTATTTCAGTCAGTCTCCTCAGCCTCAGACTCTGGACATCGGTCGTCAAGACTTGACTGCTATTCAGACTACGGTTATTGACGTAGCCGGCACGTCATGGGCTGTAGGTGATACCTTCAATATCATTCAGGCTGGTGCTACCTACGGAGTTGGTAAGATACTCGCCGAGACGGCCGGAGTACCTAGCTCTATCTCTGTTCTTGTACAAGGCACTGGTTATTCTGTGGCTACTGGCCTGACGACTACTGCTATCTCGCCTTCTACGGGTACGGGTCTCACGGTTAGCATCACTGCCATTGGTGAAACATGTCTCCAGGCTGCTCAAGCCTGCCGACTCGCTAATTTCACATGGTACCCTTTCATGTGTATAGGCGCAGTTGACGCTGACCACATAACCATCTCGGCCTGGGCCCTTACTCAGACTGGTACTATTTACATGGGTAACAGTTCTGACACGGCTGTTCAGAATGGTGGAGCTAACAACCTATTCCTTACTCTGTTCAATGCTGCTTCTAAGAGAACATGGATGCAGTGGTCCACTACTCAGAGTGGACTATACCCTAATCAAGTCTACTTCACAGCTGCCATTATGGGTCAGATGATGGCCTCTAATACTCAGTTGGCTAATTCAGCCTTTACTGAGAAGTTCAGCGGCGGAGTACCTCTTGTTGGTGTATACACTGAGCCGAACCTGTCGACTACTCAGATAGCAAACATTGAGGGAAGCAATACCACCTCAGGACCGAATGGGAATCTGTACCTAAACTATGGGAACGCTTACAACGTTCTAGAGCAAGGTACCATGATGGCCCCGGCGGTATTCCTTGATCAGATACTCAATCTCGACGTCCTTGTGTCGAATATGCAGTATTCTATCATGAATCTCTTGACTACTGTACCTAAGGTTCCTCAGAACCCAGCCGGTCAGAACATGATGATTCAAGCGATCGAGAAAGCCCTTGACACAGCGGTAAACATCGGGTTTATTTCTTCTGGTGTCTGGGAGGGTCAGACTATTCTCGGTCTAACGGCCGGTACTCCACTGCCGACGGGTTATGCTGTGCTGACTCAGAACTATAATGCTTGGGCTGCTGCCAACCCAGCGCTAGTGACTTTGAGGCAGCTGCCTCCATTCTATGTAGCTCTAATCGAAGCAGGGGCTGTACACTTCGTTACGGTTGAGCTTCTCGTACAGGTCTAATACCACCATTTGGTAAAAGGAAAGGATTAACTATGGCTACCACGTATGCCTACAAGGCTATTGTAGGTTCTTTTACTGACCCAGATGTTGGAACTTACATGTTCAGCGGACAAGAGGGTATCAAGCATCTAACTATCTCAAATACGGTAGATAGGACAGTCCATGACGTAGCAGCTGACGGTACGGTGATGGTTAGTGCTGTCGCAGGTGCCCCTGGCTCTCTTCAAGTGGAGTGCCAGCAGAACAGCTCTCTTCATGAATTTCTTCTCTACTGGGCTAATACGAAGTTTACCAATCTAGACGTTGGGGACGCCACAACCTTCGCTGCTGCTGCTGTTAGAATCGCCGATTCCCTATCAGGAGCAACTCACATCCTCACAGGAATCTCTCCATTGAAGATTCCGGAAAAGCCCTACGGTCCCACAGGTGCTTCATTGACTTGGCACTTAATGGCCGCTAACGTTATTAGTCAGTAACACGCAGACAAGGAGAATCATTATGGAACCGAGAGTTACGCATAAAGACATTACGCTTGGGGAAACAACCTACAGAATTAAAAAGATGGACCCTAGAGGAGCTTGCTGGTTATTTGCTTCTCTAGCTGCAAAGGCCCCTGATGGTAAGGGGTTGCTGTCCGCTCTGGGCTACCTATCTCATTCTGAGTTTGATGATGTTCAAGCTACTGTTCTTTCATTCGTATCCTCTCTGTCTCCAGTGGATGGTTTACCTGCTGCTATTTTCTTTCCAGATGGGAAATGGGCAGATAAGAGTCTCAGTGAAGATGCTGGATCAGTATTCACACTGACCTCTGAGGCTATTTTGTTCAACTGTTCACCTTTTTTGGTAGGAAGCAAGTCGTCAGAACAGCAGGGGTAAGTGGTACCTCATTTACTCCTGCTGAGTATGCTACGCTGAATAGTACCTTAATGAGACCTGTTGAAGCTGGTATGTGGAAGCTTCATGAGACCTTTGACGGTACCTATACGGTTGATGACTTGCTTGACATCATAGAGGTATTGGATGTTAAGGCTGAGAACCACGCTAGAGCGTTAGAGGAAAATGAGAGGGACAAATGAGTGAAAACATTCTTGATTCCTATCTCGTAAAGCTAGGCTCTACTGTAGATACCTCCTCATTTGACAAATTCAATAACACTCTAAAGGGCTCTGAGAGGATTGTAGACTCTTACGTCACCAGTGCTGCTAGGGGTTTTATTAAATTAGAGAGTACCATAGTAGGAGCCTTTGCTTCCTTTGGACTCGGTATGATCTTTCTGATGGATAAGACGGCGATGGCAGACCAGCGGTACCGTCTATTCGGCATGAGAATGCTGATGGGGAAAGATGCTGCTCGTGCCATGTCAATGGCTACTGATGATCTCGGGGCCTCTCTTGATCAGATTGCTTATGATCCTGAGCTCAATAAGAGATTTCAGTATCTATATGAGCAAGAAGTCAAACTCGGTAAGACTTTAGGTCCTGGATTCAATGACGCCACTATGGCGATGCGTGGCTTGAGAACTGAATATAAGTTCTTTGGTGATGAAGTAGAGGTCTTGGGGATGGGAATAATCTCCAAGTTCTTTAATAAGCTAGGTTATGGGTCCGGGGATCTACTTAGCAATTTGGACCACTTAACAGACTGGTTCATGGGTAATATACCTAAGTGGTCAGACCAGGTATCTGGTGATCTAGTGCCTGCTTGGAATGACACAGTAGACGTCACTAAGGACTGGGGTAAGAATATCGAGATGGTGGCAGGGGACTTCCAACTCCTGCTTGGTATTCTAACTGGTGATGAATCTCTTCAGACTACTACCATCAGCGTAGAGAGTTTAGCTAAGTCATTTGAGCATCTGGTGGACGCGGCTAAGGCTTTTTCTGATGTTGGAAGTGTGGCTATTAAAACATCCCTACACGGTATAGCTAGCTTAGCTCTAAGTGCGGCTTCTGCTATGGCTTACCTAAAGGGAGACAAGGCTGAAAGCTCTAAACTCTGGAATGACTCTCTTAGAGAGGGTACGATGGAGAAAGAAGACGCTAAGGCTCTCCTCGGCATAGGCTCTATACGTTACAACTCAGATTTAGATGGTACCCCAAAAGAGCTTGATGGCAGTTTAGGTGGAACCCGTCGTCGTACTGGTAGTGAATTTGTTGTACCAGATAACTTAAAGGTAGCCCTAGCTGACCCTCGTTTTCTTAAATTGATGCACGGTATAGCTATGGTGGAATCTAGTAACCGTCAATTTGATATCAACGGTAGGCCTATACTTGGTCCTGATAAGGACAACTTTGGACGTCCACTCAAAGAGCGAGCCATTGGTCGTTATCAGCTTTTCCAGTCTACAGCGTCTAAGTACGGTTTAGATGCTAATGATGATAAGCAAAATACCCTAGCGGCTGAGCTCCTAGTATTAGACCTCTTAAAGAAGAATCGCGGTAATGTGGCGGCTGCCTTAGCTAATTACGGTGGTTTTAAGAGCGCTTCTCCTGCTGACTACATCGCTAAGGTTCAGAAGTACGGTTTTCAGTCTGGTTATGAACCATCTGGTCTTACAGTAAATGGTGGAATACACGTCACAGTGCCGCCACATATGACTGCTGAGGAATCTAAGAAAGTCATAACAGATAGCTTACTAGAGTTTCAGATAAAGCAGTCTAGGTCTATGATGGCTCAGACTGCAGCAGGAGCTCACTTCTAATGGGATCAACAACTTGGACTCCTCCTCAATTCTCTAAACCGGCTCTGACTATAATCACTGTCCCAGCCAAAGGAAACCCCGTACTAGCGTCTGCTCCTATAGTATCTGGGTCTGGGAGTCTCATCTCAGCTCCTGTGTATCAAGGTGGGACCCCCGCTATTAACTATGTGTTTGACGCAGTAATGAGGTTATCTCACAAGAGAAGACTCGTTAAGACACAGCACCCTGTTCTTACTGGGGCTAATATCTCAGACCACGCCTATTTACTGCCGGCGAGGTTAGTGATGGACATAGGAATGTCTGATGCGATGGCTTCATTTACCTCTGGTATATGGGTAGGTTCATCTACTAAGAGCATCTCAGCCTATCAAATTTTGAAGGGTCTTCAAGCATCTAAAACTCTAGTGACGGTTACCACTAGACTAGATACCTACCACAATATGTTACTGGAGGACCTAGATGCTCAAGACACGAATAAAACACTGTATGGGCTTAGGGCTAGTGTTTGTTTCAGTGAGATCATCGCGGCCAGTGTTAGTTCTCAAAACCCTCCTTCGTCAAGACCACAAACGACAGGGGACACTTCAGGAGGCATTATACAGTCTACTCCTCCTAGTCCGGCTCAGATTGAGCAGAACATGCTACCATCTACACTTTGGCCTGATACACCTACGTATCCTAATGTTCCAGGAGCCGGCAGTGTAAGCAGTAACAACTTAGGTCAAGTACCATTTACTCCGTACGTTGGTTCATAGCTATGAGTCTACAGTTAGTACCTCTTACCAATTCCCCTAATCAGGCCTTTAGCGTTCAGTTGCAGGTAGATGGTCTTCCTCTGACTCTCAGTCTGGCTATTAACTTCAATGAAATGGCCGGCTACTGGGC